GACCAAGTAGGTTCTGTAACTGCAGTTCAAAAAACTAGCAGACATTCAGACACCCCACAAATTGATACACCCCATGCGAGACGTAGGGTATCACTTTCGGATTATGAATTTGCAGATCTTATCGACAATCAAGATAAAGTTCGTATGCTTATCGATCCAACTTCATCTTATGCTCAAGCGGCAGCTTATGCTATCGGAAGAGCTATGGATGATGTGATTATATCTGCTGCACTAGGAACAGCGTTCACTGGTGAAACAGGTGCTACAAGTACATCTAATGCCAATCAAATTGTGCATGGATCTGCTGGTTTAACAATTGCTAAATTAAGAACTGCAAAACAGACTCTTGATTTAAATAGTGTTGATCCTTCAATTCCAAGATATATTATTGTAGGACCAAAACAGATCACTGATCTATTAGGGACAACTGAGGTAACTAGCTCAGATTTTAACACTGTCAAAGCGTTGGCAAATGGTGAAATCAACTCGTTTCTTGGTTTTAATTTTATTGTATCAAACAGACTATCACTATCTAGTACAACTAGATCTTGTATTGCTTATGCACAAGATGGTATTGCTCTTGCCGTTGGTAAAGACACTACTGCACGCATAGATGAAAGAAGCGACAAAAGTTATGCTACTCAAGTATACTACTGCGCAACTTTCGGAGCAACGAGAATGGAAGAAGACAAAGTAGTGGAAGTTCAATGTACAGAATCGTAATAGGAGGATAGAAATATGGGAACTAAAAATACTGATTTAGTAGCAAATTTCGAAGCTACTCCACAGGTTCAAAATAATGCTGCAGAATTACATGGTGTACTTCGTGTAGCTCAAGGAACTGTTGAACTTGCCGCTGGTGACAGTGATAATAACGATATTGTAATGTTAGCACCGATACCAAGTAATGCTTCTGTGCCTCAATTATTTATTGGGTCAGACACATTAGGTGGATCGTGTACATTCAATGTTGGAATTTATACTACTGCTGGTGCAGTCAAAGATGAAGACGTTTTCGCAACTGCGGTAGCTGATGCTGCTGCTATGGCAGACGTTAGATTTGAAGCTGCAAACATCAACACAGCAGGTCAAAAAATGTATGAATTAGCTGGAGACAGTTCAGATCCAGGTGGTTACTACTACATCGCTGCTACAATGGCAGCAGATGGTGGTACTGCTGGAACTATGTCTTGGAATATTACATACGTTGTAAATTAACCAATCGTGAGATAGGGGAGTTAATCTCCCCTATCTTTTTTTTTAAAATTATTTTATAATAAATTATGGCATCAATAGTTGACATTTGTAACGGAGCATTAAATCAGTTGGGAGCATCAACAATAATTTCTTTAACTGAAGACTCAAAAAATGCTAGACTATGCAATGCTAGATATACGCAAGTAAGAGATTCGCTTTTCAGATCACATCCTTGGAATTGTTTACAAAAAAGAGTTCAGCTCGCTGCAGACACAACTGCTCCAGCTTGGGGATTTACGTCTGCTTACACTTTACCAGCAGATTGTTTAAGACTTTTAAGAATATTAGATTATGATTCAAATCATAAAGTAGAGGGTAGAAAAATACTTACAAATAATTCATCTATGAAAATTTTATATGTTGCAAGAATTGAAGATCCTAATGAATATGATGAATCGTTAAGAGAAACATTATCGGCTGCTATTGCCTCAGATATTGCTTACGCAGTTACATCATCAAATCCAGTCGCACAGAATATGTATAATCTTTATCAAATTAAATTAAAAGACGCTAGATTTGTTGATGCAACAGAAGGTCAAAATACATCTCAAGAAGATGGTATGGCTGACGTTATAGATTCAAATGATTTTTTAAGTTCGAGGTTCTAAAATGGCTAGAGTGGCTGTTCAACTAACCGACTTTACAGCAGGTGAGTTTTCACCTAGATTGGATGGTCGTAACGACTTAGCAAAATATTCATCAGCGTGTAAAAAATTAGAAAATTTTATTGTCTATCCTCATGGCTCTGTTGTAAGAAGACCGGGAACAACATTTATTTCAGAAGTAAAAGATAGTTCAAAAAAAACAAGATTGATACCTTTTGAATTTTCTACAACACAAACTTATATGCTTGAGTTTGGAAATCAATACATTAGAATCTACAAAGACAAAGGACAAGTATTAGATAGTGGTTCTGCAGTTGAAGTCACTACACCTTATCTTGAAGCTGAATTATTTGATTTAAAATTTGCACAATCTGCAGACGTAATGTATATTACGCATCCCAATCACGAAGTAGAAAAATTATCAAGAACTTCACATACCGCTTGGACTTTATCAGATGTTGATTTTACAAAAGGTCCTATGCAAGATCTTAATACGACAGCTACAACTTTAAATCCTGGTCAATCAGCAGTAGGCACAGGAATAGCTTTAGTTGCTTCTGCAGTAACAGGTATCAATAGTGGTTCAGGTTTTCTTGCAACAGATGTTGGAAGATTTGTTTTTCTTCATGGAGGTTATGCAAAAATAACTGCTGTTGCAGATACAACAAATGCAACCATAACAATCATAACAGCATTAAGTGCAGCAAGTGCGACAGCAAACTGGAGGCTTGGTGCTTTTTCAGATACTACCGGTCATCCTTCTTGCGTTACCTTTTTTGAACAACGATTAGTTTTTGCTGGAACTACAGAACAACCTCAAGCAATATTTTTTTCTAAATCAGGTGATTATGAAAATATGGATGCAAATCTTGGAGGAACAATAACAGACAGTGATGCTATAATTTATACGATTGCATCTAATCAAGTTAATGCAATTAGATTTATGACTGCGACCAGAACATTAATTATTGGAACAGCAGGTGGTGAGTTTGCAGTGAGTGGAGGAGGAGCAGATGTTGCAATAACACCTACAAACATTTTAATTAAAAAACAATCTAATCATGGATCAGCAAATGTTGATGCAGTATCCGTGGGAAATGCAACTTTATTTCTTCAACGAGCAAAAAGAAAAATTAGAGAGCTTGCTTACAATTTTGATGTAGATGGATATCTAGCACCAGACATGACCATTCTTGCAGAACATATTACTGAAGATGGTATAACTCAAATGGCATATCAACAAGAGCCTAATCAAATTGCTTGGATGATACGAGGAGATGGAGAGCTTGTAGCTTTAACCTATCAAAGAGAACAGAAAGTTTTAGGTTGGCATAGACATATTTTTGGCGGTAGATTTGGTAGTGCTACTATTACAGTTACAGATTATGCAAACATAGCAAATGGAACAAGAATTATTTTAACAAAAGCAGATGGAACTCAAGTTACATTTACATCTTCTACAACTGATGTATCTGGTAAGTTTCATACTGAAACAAGTAATAATCAAACAGCAACAAATTTAAAAACATTAATAGATGCTGATTCTAATTTTACAGCAACAGTAAGCACTAATGTGATTACAATCAAAGAAACAACACCAATATCTACAGGATTTTTAACAATTACATCTTTAGATGATGCCACTAGATTAGCAAAGACCGATGAAGGAAAAGCTGTATGTGAAAGCGTAGCAGTCATCCCAACTGATGATACAGAGTATGAAGTCTATGTCATTGTAAAAAGAACAATTAATGGAGCAACAAAAAGGTATGTAGAAGTTTTAAACACTTTTGATTTTGATGAAACAGATAATACATCTTTTAATTTTCTAGATAGTCAATTATCTTATTCAGGATCTGCAGCGACCAGTATATCTGGTTTATCACACCTTGAGGGACAAACTGTTTCAATATTGGCTAATGGAGCGACACATCCTGACAAAACAGTGAGTTCAGGTGCGGTGTCTTTAGATCGTTCTGCAACAAATGTTAAAGTTGGTTTAGCTTATACTTCATTATTACAAACAATGAGACTAGATGCGGGATCACAAAATGGAACATCTCAAGGTAAAACAAAAAGAGTTTACGAAATAACAGCAAGACTTTTAGAGTCTATAGGTATTGAGATTGGACCAGATCTTTCTAATCTAGAAAGAATACCTTTTAGAAGTTCTGCGGATGTTATGGATAACGGAATATCTGTGTTTACTGGTGATAAAGAAGTAGAATTTAGAGGAAACTATGATACGGATGGATTTATATTTGTAAGACAAACTCAACCTTTACCTTTGACGATTTTATCGTTATACCCAAGGTTAGTTACAAATGATGGATAATATACTACATATAGTACCATACGAGAGCAAACATAGGAGTTTAATTTTGGCAAGTCAAATGAATCACATTTTAATGGATAAAGACAAAGAATACAACATGGATGGAAGTCTATTAGAAGAAAACGAATTAGCTTTTTCAGGAATATACAATGATAAAATTATTGTTGCCGGAGGAATGAAATTGTTATGGGAGGGTGTTGCCGAAGGTTGGGTGATGGCAAATGAGGATGTTTGGAAACATCCTATAATTACAGCTAGAGCTATCAAAAAAAATTTTGAGAAAGCTGCTAAAGCAAAAAATTTAAAAAGAGTTCAAACTGCAATCAGAAGCGATTTTACAGTAGGAAAAAAATTTGCAAAGTGGCTTGGTTTGAAAGAAGAAGGTTTAATGAAAAAATATGGATTTGATGGATCAGATCAATATATGTATGCGAGGATATTTTAATGGGTAATACAATAGCAGCAATAGGTTCAATAGCAGCAGCTAAACAAGCTTCTGCTATGGGTAAATATAATCAGCAAGTACAAGAAAGAAATGCAAAAGTTTCTGAACAAGAAGCAGAAGCCATAAAGAATAAAAATGAATTTGATATTGCTAGATTTGATCAAGAATTATTACAACTTACTGGACAAACAGAAGTAAGTCTAAATAAATCTGGAGTAGAACTTTCTGGGTCAGGACTTAATGTTTTAAATTACAATACAAGACAAGGCGAAATTCAAAAAGATGTTATGAATTACAATGCTTTAGTAAGAGAATCTAGAGCTATTGAAAATGCTAATTTTGCCAGAATACAAGGAGCTATTGAAAGACAAAGAGGTCGTGCAAAAAGAAACGAAAATTTATTTAAAGCTGGTGCTTCTTTATTAAGAGCTAAAGATGCAAAGGAATTTGGCAGTGCCTAAAATACCAACATTTGATACTAAAATAAGAAGATCAGAACTTACTGAGCAAGCTCCCTCTTTAAGAACTAATATTAGAGCAACTGGTCAAGAATCTACATTTCTTCGTATTCAAGATGATTTACAAAGAGAAGTAGATTATTATTCAAGAAAAAAAAAAGCAGAACAAGATTTAGAATCAAGAAAAATTACACTAGAGATAGGCATTGATGCAGATAAAGCTGTTGAAAGTGTAAGTAAGAATCCAGAAGAAGAAACATCAATTAATATTTATAATGAAAAAATAAATCCTCTAATTGAAAAGCGTTTGGCAAATATTAAAAATAAAAATGTAAGAAATCTTGTAAAAAAAAGATTAGAAATATTAAATTTAGAAAATACTGGAACAATAAAAAAAAACTCTCATGCTGCTTTTTTAAAAAGTGATACAGAAACTTATAATAACGAACAAAATATATTATTAAATAAATATAAAACAGCAGATTCTGGAATGAAAGTTCTTTATATTGATCAATTAAATAAAAATGCAGAAAGACGTAACGAGACACATATTTTAGGAGCAGAAAATTTAAAAAGAGAAAAACAAAGAATTAACGCTTTAATTTTAACAGGTGACGCAGGTTCTTTTTCATTACTAGAAAATGGTGAAAAACAAATTAATCAAAG